CTTGTTCTGCGTCAAACCTCCGGTACCGTCCGAGACAAACACACCGCCTTGTGTCGCCCCAGTACCCGGCGCCGAAGCCTCGTCGAAAACCACTCCAACCGGATCAATAAGACCCGTTACACCCAGCTTACCCGTGACATTCGTATCACCCAGCAACTCGATCGTACCATCGGTACCCGTGGGAGAAGACCCGGGCGTGACGTTGACCGTGCCGCCAGCACCAGTTGTCGCTCCATCCCCAGCCGTGATGTCGATATCAGCTCCAGGACGACCCGCCTGCAGCCCACTCCCACTCGTAAGGTCGATGCCGCCCGGAATACCCGCGGTGGGCGATGGCGTCTCCACCGTGAGCACAGCATAGTCTGGAGCCGTGAGCTTGTCCCCAGACGAAACTACGATGTCGCGGCCACCCGTCACATTCCCGGCCACGAGCGTGTTCGCCAGCGTCTCTGCTACACTACCCGCGATGAACAGCGTCCCAGAGTACCCGTCAGGAATGACCTTCCCATCGCGCCAATAAAGAAGATCGCCCTTCCGAATGCAGAGCAGCACCGCGGCATTCGTAGACGGCACCTGAGAAGCCACTCCGGTCACAACGTCCACGTTTGAGCCCGGGTTGCGAGTGAGCTCCGCGTAGAGGACTTCCCCCTCTTCGATCGTCACCGAATCCGCTGGAACCCTCCAAAGGAAACCTGTGATCGAAGCATTCAAATATAGGATATCGCTCCACTGCAACACACCCGTCCCAGCGGCCCACGAAATGGTCCCACCTTCCATCAGGACCAAGTTCCGGTCTTCCCTGGAGGTGTAGACCGCGTCGTCTATCTCCCTGATGAGCGTGTTGAAGTCGTTGTCCCACGGGGACTTCCGAAAGTTCGGATAGGTGAAGTTCATCCGGGGGGTCGATCGCGACACTGCTCCCTCCTCACACCGGGATCCGGGTTACGCCCGGAACCAATCGCAACACACTCGGCTTCACGACAGGGTACCGCTTCCCCGTGGCAGTGTAGTGCACCCAGACATCGAAGACATAGTCGGTCGTATCCAAATTCGCTGTGTCCTCCGCCGTCAGGTAAATCTCCGCCACCCCTCCGCGCTCGTTCGTAATTTGCGCCTCCGCGGGCACCGTAGACTTCTTCTGAAAGAGGTACTCCCTGTGCTCAGCTTCCTTTTTGACGGTCATATAGACGACCGCCCCCGTCAAGTCGACCGGGATCCACTGCTTCTCACCCGTGGGGTCCTTCTGCTGCACCGTCAGGCGCAGTGTCTTCGTCTCGCCCCGAATGACCTCGATGGCATTATCCGGGAGCAGCAGAGAGCTCATCGTCATGTGCACACCCTCAACTGACCGCGGAGCGCGACAACGTCCTCGACGCGCCCTCGAAGGTCCAAGGATACCAGCTCGCCCGAAACCTGAGTAGACGTCACCACCTCTCCTTGGATCGGACGATCCTCCAAGACGCCGACAAACGCCGTTTCTTCTTCGAGCACGCCGCGCACCGGACAAACAGTACGACCAGCATCTGCAGGCGTGGCGGAGCTCTCGTCGATGTAAAAGAACTGGACAACGTCGCCTGGACGAGGCGGAATCTGGCCATTCCCGTCTACACGCACTTCACCAGAATTACGGTCTACCTCGATCAAGCAGTCGTCCGGGAGAAGCTGACCATTCAGGTAGTAGCGCACCGAGCCCGCACCATAGGGAGCCGTAGGAGTGAAAAAGGTCACATTGACCCCGTCGATTACACCCACCCCCTCTTCAATCCTCGGAAACCCCATGCCGCACCCCCTCGAGTAGAAATACACAAATCTTGGTGTAAGCGCAAACCCGCCTGGAGTCAGATCACAACGCGATACTGGAAAGTGATATGGTCTCCTGTCTCCGGGGCAGTGTTGAAGCGAACCTTCTTCGGCGGAACCTCTTGGAAGCCCGACCCCGACAGGCTGTCGAGCTCGAGCTGCCCGTTCCTCCACACCTGCACACTGTCCGCCACGTAAGGGGAGCTGACACTGAAGAGCACCCGGACTCCGTCTGGCGTCTCAAGGGAGTCTTCATGCACCAGCGTTAGCGGCATCTTCCTTCCCCCGGAGGATCATACTCCTGATCTTCTCGGGATCGAAATCCAAACTCGAACACCCGAGAGACCTGTCAGGCCGGACAACCCTGATCTTCACGAAACGCTTGCCCGGGTCACCTGCCCCTCGTGCGATGCGTTCGTTGTGGCGAATGGCCAATTTCAGGTCGTTCTCCACGATCTCATTCATCATGATGCTGATCATGCGCTGGAACACATCCGGGCCATTCGGATTTTCGAGAGGGCTCCAAGCAGCCGGATAAGTCTGCGTCATGATGACATCCACCTCAGTGGCTCCGGCTTCAATCGCAGCCCGCAGCGGTGTCACCGTCCGAATACCCCCATCAGAATAGAGCTCCCCATCGATCCTGATCGGAAGCAGAAAGACCGGGTAGCTGGCACTGGCCAGGACCGCGCTGACAAGATCCTCCGTGGTCTCATCGAAGAGCTTGTAAACACCCGAATCCAGAGACACCGTCCCCATGAGGAGACGCTTGCCGCTCTGCAGCACTCTGTCCCTGGAGTAGTGAGCTTCGATGAGCCCACGCAAAGGAGCGCTGTTGTACAGTGCCGGCTGCCAAAGCGCATGCAACATTCCAAACGGGAACCAGCGCTTGTAGACATCCGGTGTGGACACCCCGAGCCAGATATCGTGGAGCCCCTTCCAGGCCGCCTTCTCTTCACCCTTCGGGTGTTGCACGAGCTTGAGCGAATTGATAGCACCGATGCTCGTTCCGGCATTGATGTCGTAGTGGCGCTCCTCCTCGTGGAGCCACTGCCAGCACACCCCGACCTGATAAGCCCCCTTCGCCCCACCACCGGACTGAACCAGCGCCGTCACGCTCATGTGTCATTCTCCACGCGACTGAGCGCGTAGAAGGTAATACTTCCGTGCTCGCCACCGAATTCGACGTTGCTCTCGAGGTGCACGCGGAGGCGCACGTTGTCGGAACTCCTGAGAGACTTGTCCGCCACGTAGATTAGCGGGATCTGCATCACATCGTGCTGAATACCGCGCTTCGTTCCCCCGAGGGCCGGCAAAACAACATGGTTACCCCGGCACTCCTGAATAATCTGCCACAGGGTCCGATATCGCACAGACGCAACCTCGACCCAACCGACACCAGGTACATAGACCTCGGTGTCGTACCGGATCGCATCGTTGATCACCACATCGGAACTCGCGTTGAGCTCTGCCTCTTCCAAGTAGAGAACCCTGCCCTCCGAGGGCTGCAGGAACCACGAGGAACCGTTCTCGTAGCTGTAAGTCGCCACGACGCTGTTCCCCTCCTGGGACACCCGGAAAACCACAGCGCCATTCGCAAAGTCGACGTAGTAGTCCTCTGGCGTGACCGGATCCCAATCATCGGAAAACCACCCACGCATTGTCTGCTCCACGCCATCAACCTTCACGACCACGTTGTGGGTAGTCGCCAATGCATCGTCGCGCAAAAACTTACCGGCATAGATGTTGATCCAGATCCGCCCTGCCGTAGCACTCTTCCACGTGATCCCTGTACCCTGATCCACCAGAGCTTCGTCTATCGACCTACCCGCCTCGCTCCACCAGGTTGTTCTGTCAGCGAAGTTGTGACTCGCCCGGATCAATTCCGACCCTGCTAGCCTCGGGCCAATCCCGATCGTAGGCGACTTGTCATCCTGAGCCCTTGGGAACGTGACGATTGGATTCCCGTCTGAATCTGTGTTCGGACCCGGCAACGGCTCCCCGTCGTGAGCCGCAACCACAGTATCAAGCCAGCCCTCGTTCTCAACATCCAGAGCCGCCTTGAAGACGATCGTGCAGACCTCTGTCCCAGAATCATACGTCACGTCCCGAAGCGCGACGACAATGTCCGAGTCCTGAATCTGCGCAGCAAGGGCCCCAACGTCTGGCTCGGTTCTTCCAGGGTCCAGGCCCGTGAAAGCCGAGAGCGCACGGGGATACGGTGTATCTGCCATCAGCTCACCCTCCAGAACTCGATGAACGCATACGTGATTCCTATCGTTTCCGTCTCTCCAGGCGGATTACCATATCGAAGCTGTAGAACCTTCGAGCTGCCGGTCAGCGTGATCGTCACAACACCGCCGATAGTCACACGCGCATCCGAGACAACAGGACGTTCTTGCCCATAATCCAGCTCAGTTGTGTCTGTACTGTTGTACAGATTCGCCTCTCCGGGCTTGTTTGCAGCGTCGATCTTGCATCCCCAGGCGACTCGATACGTCCCCGTCAAAGCCCCGGTTGTCAGCGTCACACGAACTTGGTCCTCTCCGGTCGTTGTTGCCCGAGCCGACACCTCTTGTCGCTGGTAGTCCCGCCCGAACACAGGAACGTCCGTTGCAGCCGGAACACCAGAGGCATCACCCACCCAGTACTTGTCCTCAGCCAAGTTCGGGAGAGCGTTGCTGCGGCCCGCACCAAAGATCTCCAAGACACCGAGAGAGCCGTGGCTTCTGAGAACAACGGCGATCTTCTGGACGAAATTTGTCGCTCCGGTCGGGGCCGAATCCTCCAAGCCCCCAGCTGTCGTCTCGCTCACGTAGACCTCGTCGGCAGCAGAGAAAGCGGAGGTGTCTTGTAGCCCTATGCGGCCCACAGCGACAACGTCGCCCGGAACAACATTCGTAATCGTCTCCTTTGCGATGCCGAAAGCCGGCATGGTTGCCGAAGAGTTCGCCTGAGCCAGCTCAACCGTGGGCTTGTTCGATCCGACACTGTAACCCACCAAGTAGACCACTTCGCCGGCATTGATCGTCCCCGCGCTACTCTTCAAACAGCTGACAACGAGCCGCTCGGCCTCCTCAACGAGTCCTGACGACACGAATTCGAGGCCGTCCTCGCCACTCGTGACGGCAACGCTCTTCCCACCCTGACCGAAGTACGAAGAGGGCGTATCCGATAGACCAAGAAAGTCGCTCACCAGAGCGGTGAAATCCAGACCATCTTCCCCTGCGTTGACTGTCGCGGCCTTTTCGGCGTGGCCCGTATAGTCGCTCGGGGTGTCCGCGAGGTCTGTGAAGGCTGTTGCGCCAGCTCCGCTGACTGCCACCCAGGTGGGCGTGGTCGCAACGAGCATCCACAGCGTGTTGTTGTCTTCCTGACGAGCCAGCTTATACAGGTCCCCCGAGTCGAAACCGCTCGCGCCCTCTCGAGCCGCCTGATCGGCATAAGACCACTGATATGGGATATGGATGTTCCCAGTGCCTAGCGACTGATGCAGCGCCATCTTCTCCCCCTAAATCGTGACAACGCTCCCGTCGTCCACGTAGACAATTGTGCCCTCATTGGTCAGCACAATATTGTCGAACGCCGCCGTACCAGTCGCACGGAGAGAAAAGACCCCTTCGTCATCCCGGGCCTTCAAACCGGACCCCTGCACCCACCGGACGGCACCGACGATATCCGGGTCTTCCGTGTAGAGATCCGTTTCGAACTGGAGCTCTTCCTCGATCGCGGGCCCCGGTATCCGGTCCGGTGTCTTTCCCATGGGTCACTTCTTCTTGCTCTTGGCTTTCGCCTTTGGCGGGGGCTTCGTCTTGGTCCTCGCCTTGGCCTTCGCCGGTTCTTCCCTCTTGGTCTCCGCTCTCGTCTCCGGCGCCCCAGAAGCGCACTCCTCCCTGTCCTCCTGACGGCGCTTCTCCGCCAAGCTCATACTGGGGCGCACTCCCGCCGGAGCGGGGCCCTCTCCCGTGTAAACGATGTCCCCACCGTCCACCTCGATATCCCCGCGGTCAATCATCTCCGCCAGGTTCTCCAACTGCGCCCTCACCACCTTGTACCGGCGTTCGAGCTCTTCCACCACGCCCTGCAGAGCGTCAAGCTCGCCCTGCGCTCGAAGCATGATAGAAGAAGAGTTCTCCAGTAGAGAATGGACGCAACCAGCAGCTCGGTGCAAATACCGCTTTGCGAACTCAGCCGCTGCTGTCTGGTGTTCCGTGTCCATCATTCCGAGCTTCTCGTCCCGCTCCCCCTCGAGCACATCGTGGAGGTCCGAAATCCGAGCTACCGCCGTCCGAAGTGCTGCCGCTCCTCCATCAATTCTCTTGACCTTGTCCTCAGCCCCCTGCAAGCGGTCACGAAAGACCTCGAGCGCTTCCTGGTATGTGCCGAGCTTCACCTCGATCTGAAAAGGGTTCATTCTCCGCCGTCTCCTCGGAAAAGGGCGCTGTTTACACGCCGTAGATGATCATGCAGATCACATCACCCGACTTGATGGTGAATGTAAACTTGAGCTCGCCCGTGGCGGCATCATCGCCCGGATAGACATCGTGAATGGCCGTCGCCGCACCTCGCTGAAGCTGCCCGTTCAGATAGACATCCACGTCGTCAGGGAAGGTCACACTACTGTAATCGCCCAACTGAGCGTCCATCCGGCCAGCTCCGCCATCATAGGCGATGTTCGTCCCCGCCGTAATGGCCGCCCCACTCGTAATGGCACAGCAGCTCTTGTCTCTGTTCTCGGCAATCCCGGACTGCACCATGGCGTCCAGGAGGGAGACCTCTCCATAGAGAGTCTTGAAGTCGTCCCACTCCGTAGTCGTGTCCGACAGCTTGATCCCATCAGTCTGAGTCCACGTGGACCCCGTCTGGTTGCCGTCGTCGAAGTAGATCTCTCCTCCTGCTTGAATGTGCAGGTCATTGGATCCCGTCGTTTCGACATGGCCAGCAGTGACCCCGATATCGATTTCGGTCCCGGAAGTGTCGACCTTCAGCTCATTGGCAAAGTCGCTCGTGACCGCGTTGTTGTCGAAGACGTCCACCGCCGTCCCGAAATCGATCTCGGAAGCGCTCCCTCCAGAGTTCTCGATAACCGAGAGCAGATCGGCGTCGTTGGTATCCCGAATCTTCCAGAAGTACCCGGCACCGACATCAAGGGTCGCGTTGTTGCCCAGCTCGACCGGAGTCGTTCCCTGTTGATCATAGGCAGTCTGACGAGAAACCGAAGTCGCCCCCGCGAGGTCGACGAAAATCCCGGACAGGAACGCCTGCTCAGGAATCGCATCGAGGTTGATCCGCCTGACGTAGGCGTAGTTGATGTCCGTCCCCCCGATATCGTTCCCATCGGCCTGAATGAGGTCGTCCCCCGTATCGTTGATCTTCACGAACGAGATCTGCACCTGATGGTCCGTGTCATTGAACGTATCCCCGTCAACGACACCGCTCTCTGCTTGAAGGAGCCCGTAGATGTCCCTGCCATCCGCGCCCTCGATGATGTTCCGAGTGTCCCCATCCACAAGCGCCACAAGGTTCTTCGGACGGATGGAATTCGCTCCCGAAACCTCGGTGAGAGCATGGGCGCCCACATCCCCGGAAAGCGTCGCAACCACAGCTCCATTGGCTGTTCCGGCATTGACCGCAGCGGTCTCAGTCGGAACCTCACTGCCCGCAGCGCTGAGCACCACCACGTCACCCGCACCGCCCGTGAGCGTCGCACCCTGCGTCCACGTAGCATTCGTGACCGTAGTTGTCGTGGCGATGGTGTTCTGAGCCGTACCAGCAATCTTCGCTGTGGCGTCCATGGTGTCGCCCGCACCGGCCGCAGCGGAAACAGTTGGGTGCAGAGTGGTCGAAGCTGCGTAAAGCGTTCCAGCTCCAGCCCCCAGATTGATAGCAGCAATGAGGTTGTCGAGGCTGTCGCTGGCAGTAGCTCCGATCAGAACATTCCCATCGACATCCGTCAGAGTCGTTTGAAACGTGTACGTCTTGGAGTCGATCGTGACCGTCTCAGTGTTCCCTGCATTCTGTCCGAAAGACAGTGTCCCACTGGCATAGACTGCGGCAGGCACCGTGACATCGGTGAGCAGCTGAGCCCGGAACAGGAACTTCTTCTCCTCGATATCGTCGAGGTCGAAGTTCAAATCGTAAAGCCCGCGCTTCTTGGTGTTGACGGTGGGGACGTCATCATACCAGTTCAAGCTGACATCGGCTTTGAGGATACGATTGACCTGCGAACGGAGGGAGTTCATGTCGTCGAGCAGCGTAACCGCGGACGTCTCCATCGCCGATCCGGCGGCAACGGTGTCGTCGTAGTCCGTGGTCTCTCCCGAATTCCGGATCTGCGTGTCTTGTCGAAGATACGAACGGCTCATACGCTTCCACCTCTAGTCTGTGCCTGCCGTCTCCCAACATCGATACTACCGGCCCCAGCCCCTACGAAGCAACCTCGGGTGTCACCGTGACGCTCCCTTTCGTCACCACCTCGGTCTCTTCAACGATGAGATTCCCGTCACTGTCCAGCTTTGATGTGAGCACCGTGGAACCGTCGTCGTCGAGATGTCCCTGGATCTCGACATTTCGGAACTTCGTGGTCTCGTTCAGAACATCCAGGGCATCATAGAACTCCTCTACGTAGAGGTTCTCTGCGAACTCCCGACCACGAAGCACAGCATCCGCCGCCGACTCGGCTGCCGTCTCGGCCACCTGAAGAGAATTCCCTGGAAGCACCCCCAAGCGAATCCGTACCACGGCTTCCACGAGGTAGTTCTCTCCAGACGTCACCTTGACAGTCTGTGTGACCTCCTTCCGTCCGTCGAGGTGCTCCTGAAGCTCCCGCATGAGTGCCACCGTAGGAGCTGCGTAGAAACCTCCCGAATCGAGAGCCAGGATGGGCACCGTGACAAGGTTCGCGCTGCAGTCTCGGGACAGCCAAGCGTCCACGTGCTCTTCAATGTCCGCCGTATAGCCTTCCACAGTGTCCGAGACGTCCACCACAGCCGTCTGGATGGTCGTCAGGTCCTCACGCACCCCCGAAGTCCCGATGGCCGCCTCGGTGGCCTGACGGGCCTGATCAGCGGTGTAGAGGAGCGTGTCCGCCGTCGTCACATTCACCCCGATGTCCGACACCTTGTCCCGAGTCTGCCCCATCGTAGCGATCTCAGCCTCAGCGCTCGACCGAACTCCGGCAGCCGCGCCATCGATGACCGTCGACTCCGTGTTGATGTGTCCGCTCTCGGAAAGGACCCCCTCAGCACTCGTATCGATACCGCTCAGCCACGCCTGAAGGCTCGCGAGATCAACAGAGGTCAGCTGGGAGGGGGAAGTCACCGGGAAACTGTTAACGAGTGCCAGGGCTGCTGCTGCTTGCGTCTTGATGCTGTTCGCATCGGTGTCCAGTGTCGCAGTCCTGGCCGTGATATCACTAGCCTCCGTCCGGATCTCGTCCGAGTTGTTCTTCACCAATCGGGCGCTGCCGATGGCGGCGATCATATCATTGTCGATGAGGGTCGTCTGCGAAGCGATGTCCGTAAGCGCAGTCGCCAACGTGGCCAGCTCGTCATCGGCGATATCCAGAGAGTCATTCGCATCCGAGACCGCCTGCGTCACTGTGGGCTCAGGCTCCTGTACCGTGCTGTTGATGGCCAAGAGAAGGTTCTGGAGCTCCAGATCCCCCTCCGCGGACCGGCTCGAGATCGCTTTTGCCACAGCCACCTTACCAGCGGTCGGATCCGCAAACGTTCCTCCGAGCCCCTCGTAGTCCTCCTTGGTAATAGCGGCGTCGCGGGTCTTCCACACTGCTGGAGCTGCTGCTCGGGCTTCCTCGATGGTCTCCGGGTCCGAGGCACCCACCGCAGCCTCGGCGTTGTTGATGACCAAAGAGATGTTTGTGAAGTTGACCACCAGGGGGCTGCGCTCTGACGTGATCTCCCCCACACCGACCATCCCTGCGAGGCCCTTCGTGACCACGTAGACCACGACAATCGAATCCTCCGACGTCGGAACACTGCCCGCGATGCCGTCACCAAAGTTGATCGTAGGAGGGTCGTCATTGTAGCCGATTTCGAAGACCTCCTCGTCCTCGAAATCCAGGAAACGCTTCTCCGCCCACGAAGCACCTCCCACCGTGACTTTCACGCCTCCGGCCAAGTACAACGAACCCGTCACACGCCGCAAAGAGAAGGACTGGTTCTCGGTCCCATCGGAAACGAAGGTGTCTGTGACGGTCTCGCCCTGATAGGCCGGAACCGTCTTCTGACCGTCCCCCGGATTCCACGTGACTCCCTCCGCCACCTCGTAGATCGTCCCGTCGTCCGCTGTGAACTGGAAGCCCGCGTTCATGGGCACCGCGAACGCATAGACCTGTCCGAGCGACACCTGAAGGTCCACAGAACCTGCAATAGCCCCGGCCATCTTGTAGCCGAGCTGGCGCGTCAAGAGCGCCATAGACCTGCGCGTTCGCGCCGTCGCAACAAAGAGGTCAGTCGCCCGTCGATCCAGATAAAACGCCAAAGTGTCCCCGAGGAACGCCACGTGATCGAGGATCAGGATCCCGAGGCTCGCCTGAGCGAAGTCGTTGAAGACCGAAGCAAACTGGATCTGGGTTCGAGCTCGAAGTTCGTCCAGAAAGGAGTCGAAGTCGAACCCGCTGTAGGAGACTCGATTGAGAGCCATGTCAACTCACTCCGGTGTCGGCTGGGATAGGCAGGGTGAAGCGCCGCGGCTGCTGCGTGGCCCGCACGATGTAGTTCAAGATCAAAACCACCTCCCCCTTGTCCAGGTCCCGCACCGCGTCGATCCCTGTCAAGAGGACCCTTGTTTCGTACCGTCCCACCGCCGTCATCACATCGGTCCGAAGGTTCTCAACCATGAGCGGTGTGTTTGGTTCGAAGACGTAGTCATAGGCGCCTGTCCCCAAATCTTTACGCATCAGACGCGCCCGACGGGGCGTGCTGATCAACTGGCGGAGAGACTCCTCGATGGCAAGCTCATCCGACGAAGGCGCCGGAAGCTCACGACCCACCTTCTGGAACGGAAACTTGAACCCTCTCACGAATGACGCCATGACAATCCCTCACAGGAGGTCCAAAGGGCATGGGGGCGGAAACACGGGTAACGCCGGGAGCTGCGGAAACGGAATCGAGATCGATAGACTGATGGAGAACACTGGGAGCGCAGGGAGCGTCAGCGACGGGATCGGGATGTTCAGGTCGAACGTCGGAAGCGCCGGAAGCGCCGGCAGCTTCGGAAACGGGATCGCCAGCGACAAGCTGATGGAGATCACCGGAAGCGCCGGCAACGTCAGCGAAAAGTTGAACTGACAAAGGCTACTCATGCCAGAGGTACCGTCACCCCGCTCGGTGCAAGGGTTACTGTGACCAGCCGCGTCGCTGCGTCCAGGCAGGCCGCCATCAGCGAAGCCGCTGTCTGCTCCGTGTTCGCGATGTTCCCAAAAGCCCCGGTGAGACACCCAGTCAGCACCGAAGCCCCCGCGGGGTTCGCCACCCCCGTGTTCACCCCGTCCGAAAATACTACAGGGGCAGGAGACGCTGTCCAGTACGCCACCACGCCCTGGAACCACGCCGCGGCCATCGTAGCCGGATTCCCGCTCACCACCGCTGTCATCGCCGGAAGGATCGAAGACTCGAGCCCCTGGAACTCCGTCCCGATCATCACCGGCAGCGCCGTCCCCGCCTGCGCCGTCTTCGCATAGGTATCGTAGGCCATCGCGAGTTTGTTGGCCGCCGTTGCCACGTCCGGGGGCTTCGCAACCAGCGGCCCCAGAAGCGCCTGCTCAAGCACGGACAGGATCAACGCCATCAGCTCACCTTCACTGCTTTCGACAAGAGCGCCTCGTTCGTCGCCGGGGTGATGGGAGGACCTGAAGGACCCACCCCCGTCGGATGCGTGTGGGCCTGCAGCCAGAGCACGAGCTTCTCACCGTGGACAGGCGAGAAAGCCGCCGCCTCTCCCACAAAGACATTGCCGGCCTTGATGTTCACCTTCTCCCCGATGAGGTGCACCGTCGTCTTCCCCATGATGGTCGCCTCTCCATCCACGAGAGAGATGACCAGACCGCCCTTGTCGATGAGCTTGATGCCCTCCCCGTCCAGCGTGGCTGTGTTCCCGTGCTGGTCCATCAACACGAGCGCCTCGTTCTCGGCATCGATGTTGATGTTCGACCCCTTCTTGTTCACCAGCTGGACAGAGCCGTCTGGGTTCATCGCCAGGAACGAAAACTCACCTTCTCCACGGTCTGCGGCCTTCTTCTCATCGGTGAGCGCTACGTCGCCCGGATCCGGCTTGTGCCAGAGCAGGCGCACCCGCTCCTTATCCGGCTCATCCGTGAATAGCAGGCTGTGCCCCATCCGAGTTATGAAGCCCCGGCGCTCCGGGCGGGTGTTCGAATAAACAACCTCGTCGGGCGTATCCTCCGTACCGTACCAGCCTCCGAGGTAGACATCGGGACGCGCCGCATCTCCGTTCTCGAACATGACCCGAACCGAGTCACCCACCTCCGGGGGCCAAAAGAAACCATGCTCGACTCCGGCACCCGCGAACGAGGGATCGATCCACAGGTCCGGTGCTTGGTCGTGTCCGACAGAAGGGCAGATCGCCTGAATCCGCCCACGGGACTGCGGATCGTCGTTCCGGGTGACTGTCGCCCGGTAGCACCCGTAGTAGATTCCGTAGTACTCCAACCCCTTGGTGATGATTGTCTTGAGAAACGTTTTGAAAGGGCTGTCCAGGGGCATCGCTCACTCCCATGCAGAAACCTGCTGCTCTCTCCCACCCCCGGAAGAGGAGTCCCCACCCTGAACCGGAGCTCCCGTATCCGCATCATCCCCGCCGGGCGTATCGTCCGTCGTGAAGACATTGATGAGACCCTGCGCATCCAGCTCTACGGGGTAGGGTCTATCGGTAAGCAACGAAGCATTCGAAATCGCAGAGAACGTCATCTCAGCCCCACCGACGTTGAATGTCCACGTGATCTCCGTGACCCCGTACTTAGGGGAGTCGTGCCGAGCAGAGATGCCCGCAAGCCCGACCGTCGCCCCCGGAAACAGGGTCGGGTCCGCCAGAGATCCAATCTCGACATTGATCCCCATCTTCGTGGTGTCCTCCAGGAACGCCGCTCGGGCTGAGGCCATGACACGGTCATCCGTTGGAGAACCGGGATGGAAGCCCCCACCATCCCCAAGCTCGTTCACAGGCGGGTCGTTGTCATTCGGAGGGAGGGAAGAGGGCCCCGGACCAGACCTCGAAGGCTTCACCTCTTCGTCATTGACCGCGACGTTCCGGATCTCCCTGGTCTCACTGTCCACTCCGACGACCTTGATGTTACGGGTCGAGCCAGGCATATAGGTCGCAAGAGTATCACTACTGAACGACAAAATCGGAAAAACACCCGCCTGTGGTGACATCGATCCGAGAGGGTAGTCGAAGAGGCGAAAAGTCCTCTGCGGGGGCGCCGCCATCCAAGCGTCCAGGGAGAAAATCACAAGAGTACTGCCGTTCAAAGTCATCCCGCACCGGGCGTCCTTGACCAGCTTCTGCATAAAGGCCCAATCGCTCAAGTTCCCCTGGCTCTCCGTCACCTCGTTCACGAATAGCTCGTCATAGGCGAAGGACCCTTCTACCGACACCAGACCCGCCGATAGCGCTCCGATGATGATGTTACCGGGTGCAACCAGGCCACGGAGGGCCGAGTTCTGCTCCACTGCCGAAGCGTCGATCGTCAAGTTCCTGGTTCTGGCTACAGTATCGATCACCGTCGTGGACTCAGGCAGAAGCAGTCTGGCAGCCTCGTCCAAAACGTTGCTTATTCCCTGGGAGATAGCGCCGATCGCCGTGCGAGGCCCGTTGGCGACCTCGGTAATGATGTCGAAGCGGGTCATGTTGTTGAAGGTCCGCCCGGACTTAGACCGCGCCGCCGAGAAGCCACCCGTCCCCTGAGCCTTCAGTGTGATCTCTATGTCGGCCCCGATAGACACCTCTGGCTTCAACATGACGCCGGTCATAGGCGGTGAAAGCACCGCTCCTCCTGCGTACACATACCCAAACTGAACATCCAGCGTGGAGCCACCCCACTCAATCAGGGGCGAATTGAGAAACGCCTGTGCGTCCCTGTACGGGGGAGACAGCGTGACCGTGATAACCGGGATCTCCCCCAGCTGCATGTTCACTTCGACCTGCGTCACCCACGCCATGGACGGAGGAAAATCCGTCGAACCGTCCGACAGCTGCTGAGACGACCACAAAGGGAAGCGTTCTCCTTCCGGCGTGTTGATCGCCACCGCCATGAAAGGATTGTAGTAGTCGTAGGTGCTGTTTAGGGTTGCGTCTTCTGGCATCAGAACTTCACCTGCGTCGGCTGCCAGACCTCCCGAACGTACCTCGGAGAGGGGATCCGAAGAGTGTCACCGACATTGAAGTCGGTGGGCTCCAGCTCGATGTCGTTCGCAAGCGCGATCACGAACTTGAACCGAGAGTCGCCGTAGTACTGATCGGCCAATAGGTCCAACCGATCATGGGCGACCACGGTGTGCTGTATGTCGTCTACCTGCTCGAGAAGTTCTGGATACTCGAGGAGGTCCCAGAACTCAATTCCGTCAACCACGGTCCATCTCGAAAACCGCAGCCGGCTGTGACTCCTCACTCTGGGCATTGTTCACCTCACTGGTACCCGAGAATCTCCTGGGAAGCATCTCTGGATCTTGCAGCTCGTGCGGTCCGTCCACCCTTCCCCTTTGACGGAGCCCCGCCTGTCTTCAAGTTGGCCACCTGCGAAATAAGACGCTCGAACCGAGCAACGTAGTCCTTCCAGTACCAGTTCGGGGAATGGGTGGCCTGGAACAACGCATCCTGCCAGTCCTGCCCCTCTTCCATGAGAGCCGGCCCCGGAGCTGCGGCGGCCATGTCCTCGGCCCGGACGATCTCCTTGGCCGCCTTCACGCGCGCGAGCGCGGCCGCAACGCGCCCGAGCTCATCGGCCACTGCGTCCACGTCCTCGGTGATAGCTTCCACTGCCATCGCTGTGATCTCGAGCACCGTCGACCACATATCCACGAACTGGCCCTGGATGTTCTGCGACATCTTGTCGAAGACTTCTTCCACGACGCGCGAGTGCCCGATCAGCTCCATCTGATACCGAGCCTTCCAGTTGATCAGGTGCAGCAAAGAGAGGTTTAGTCCGTCCTCCACCGTCGCTGGGAAGTGGTCGATGAACGTAGCGACTGCCTGCTTCCCAATCTCCTCGAACACTTCAGAAGAGCCCGCACCCACATCGGGGGCTTCCGCCCCTGCGGCTGCTCCAGACGTAGACAAACCCTGAAGAGCCCCCTGGAACCATCCATGCAACAGCGGCCAAGCAGCCTGCATACCGGCCAAGAAGTTTGTCACAAACGCCGCCCCAGACTTCGCCAACCCGCGCAGCGGACTCTCTGGGTTCTTCGGCTCAGAGAACGGCAAGTAGCTCTTGATCTCATCAACCGTATCCGTGACCGCCGAGACCGCCTCCGACCCGGCAGCCTTGATCCCTTCGACAAACTGCCGAATGAGAGCTTCTCCCGCTTCGTACATCTTGGTCCCGAGCTCCGAGAAGAAATTCGGGAGAGTCTCCGTGAACCAGGTCCCTATACCGTCAAGAGCGCTCAGGAACGGCTGAACGATGTAGGCATCAACAGACGTAGACACGAGCTCCGGCAAATTCGCCAACCAAGTGATGGCATCGAAAAACGCTTGCGTAATAGCAGACGCCACTGCCGAAACGCCTTCACCGAACGCCAGGAGATCGGCTTCCATCTCTGCAAAGCGCTCAGCGGTCCGTTCGACGAGGAAGTTGTAGGCCGCCAAAATGGCATTCGGAATGTCCTCATAGAAGAAGGCGACAATCCTGTCTTTCAGGGCCACCACCTGCTCACCCAAGAAAACAAAGAACTCCTGTCCGGCCAGTTTCACGGTCTCCCAGAGATGATCCAGGAACCCGAAAGCGAGCCGTAGCTCCTCGCCGATGCTGGGGAACGTCTCCGCAACCCAGTTGATGACCCCCTCGAAGAGCCCCATAACAGCGTCGCCAAACCACTCGATACCCTTCCACGCCATCTTGAAGATGCCGACCACGAGCTCCGGGATCGAGCTGATAATCTTCACAGGGATGTCCCAGAACATCGTTTTGAAGATCCACAGCGCCATGTCGATCAGGAAGGGTACGGCCTTGGGCAGGAGGTCCCGTAGGGCGTCTCCTAGCATGCCGAACGACGCCGCAGCGTGCTCCGGCAAATTGACGAGGAACTCGAGGAAGATGTCGATGGCAGATTCGAGCATCCCCGGCAACCGATCCGCCAGGTCCTCGAAGAAGGGCCCCAGCCCCGCCAGGATACCCATCAAACCGTCCGCCACCCGGGCATGGAGGTCCGTCATGGACTCTCCGACCTTGACGTTCACCAAGAAGTCCAGCGCGTTGTCGAAGAGCGACACCAAGGCCGACCCAAGGACCCCAACGTAGGTCCCCAAAGCCTCCCCGAGCTTGCTCACGAACTTGCCCATCTCCGGGCTCGTGAGCGCATCCCAAGCACGCTTAGCAGCCGCAAACACCCCTTGGAAGATCGAATCCCAGGGGATAGCTCCCAGGACGCTCGCGATGGTGCGATAGGCTTTCTCTGCGCCTCCTCCTATCGCCTTGAAGACCTCGCCCCACTCGATCCGCTGGATGCGCTTCGCGAGGCTCTTCACCAAACCGCCGACCACGAGCCGAGCCACCTCAGCCATGCGCTCGATAATCCGGCCAACAGGAGTCTTCGCCTCCTTGTTCGGGTCGAAAATGGCAATGATCTCATCCCAGAGCATTGGCAGAATGCTCTTCGCCGTGCGGTCCCCTGCAGAGAACAGCTTGTCGAAGACACCGTCCCACCATGCCTCCCAGCCACCTCCAGGGCCCTCTACCTCCCAAGCGTCCTCCCACAGAGAGGCCACCATCTTGTCGGCCTCGTCCGCAATGAACCGTAGACCCTTCCAAAGCTCCCCTGCCACGTCCCGTAGAAGCCCCGGGAGCATCTTCACGACTTGCTTCACGCCCTCGACGATGGCCTTCGCAGTCTCCTTGATACCCGCCTTGGTACGCTCATCAGCGGCCTTCTGGATGTCCCCTCGCCACTGCGCAATCTTCTCTTCCCTGGATGCTATTTTAGCCTTGATACCTGCCGTCTCGAGCCCCTTCTTCTCCGCCTTCTCCAGTGCCTTCCGCTGATTCTCCAGCGCCTTGGTCTCGGCCTTGATCCCCTTCGCTGCCTTCACGGAGAGCTGCTTCTTCTCGAGATCCCTCCGCACACGGTCGTACTCCACCGTGCCCTCTGTGAGAGTGGTCAACTTCTTCTCGAGACTCTTGATCGCCTTCTCTTCCCTCCTGACGGCCTTGTTCGACCTCATGAGGGTGTCCACGTGCATCTGCGCATCGTCTCGAGCCGTCTTGAAAGCGACCCCGACCGCCAGCACCCCCGCAGCAAAGAGCCCCATCGGACTCAAGAGGTGCTTGAACTGAAACCCCATGGAACCGAGCATCGTAACCATGGGAGCGGCTTCGTTCACCACCGTCCCCATCACCGTGGCCATCGGGCGCAGCGTCCTGGGCACGAGAGCGAGAGCCCCAATCTGGTGCATCTCAGACATCTTCGTGACCATGGACGCCATCGGGCCACCCTTTTCCACGATGGCGCTCAAGGTCTTGTTGAACTCCCGGAACTGGCGCGTAGTGTCGCGGACGAACTCCCGGGCAGCCTCGCGCCCATGCTTTCGGAAACCCACAACAAAGGAATCCTTCGCCCGATCGAAGATCTCCTGCAGTGTCCGCCCTGTCCGGTGCGCATCGCCAGCAAAGTCATCCAAGGTCCGCTGAGACTTCCGAACCTCCTCCATCATCTCCCTGGCAGCCTTTCCGGCCCCCTCTTCACCTTCCTGGAAGGCCAACAGGAACTGCTCCGCCTGAGTAGGATCCAGCGCCTTTGACAACTGCGCCCGCAGGAAGTTGAGAGTGTCTGGTTCCATCGCAGACCAGTCCAACAGACTCATGGCTTTCATGAAGTCCGCTGGACCTCCGGTCATGAGCTCCATCGCCGTGTTCACGTCCCCAGTGGCCACTGCCAAAGATTCGAGCAGCTGCGGCGCGTCTGCTCCAATACCGCCAAACAGATCCGAGAACTCGATGTTCGCTTCGGTAAGAGATGTTGCCAACCCCATCACGAGTTGTCGCGTCTGCTCCGAATCCTGGTTGAACTGGAACATCGCCACGCCAGCTTCCGCAACCTGGATCATGAAGTCTTCGACCTGCTCAGGCGTGTCCCCCAATGCGCGTCGTCGGGCAGCGAGTTCCGTCAACTCGGTATTCATCATGTTGATGGCGCCCGGAACATCCCCGGTCTTGTCCCCCATGAAAAGCATGGCCCGAGAAATGTTCCCGACCTGCTCCGTCGACATTTTGAGCTGACGAGTCATCCGCATCGAAGCGTTACGCACGCTGTCGATGGCAACACCGCCAGACTCGAGCTTTGCCACGGCCTTGGCGCTCTTGAAGCCCATCGCTTCGAGCTCGTCACCCGCTTCGTCGAATGCCCGGACTGCTTGCGCAGCACTCTCTTCGCCCACGTTCAAGCTGTACGCGATCCCGGCAGCCTCCTTGGTAAACTTGTTCAGCTGCTTCCCGGCATAACCCATCTGAGCGCCCTGAGCTCGGGCCGCCTTCCCCAGAGAAGCCATCTCGGCCTCGAGCCCCGTCGTCAGATTGATACCCCCTGTGAGCGCATCCCCGAGCCCAGCCGCCTTGTCTTTCATGGCTTCCAGGCTCTGCAGAAACGTCTGCATCTTCATCTGGCCGAGCATCTTGTTGAAGGTGCCCATGGCTTCGCCAAGCCCCTGCACCTTCGTCAGACCCGCTCCTGCTACCCGGGGGAGCGCCGCAAGTGGAGCCTTGACGATCGCACTCAGTGTTTTCCCTAGTCCAGCAATGCTCTTCTCGGTCTTGTCGACCTGATCTTCCACCTTCTCGAATGCTTCCTCGGCCTTGTCACCGAAGTCCTCGGCGCCTTCGGTTGCGTCCTCCAGCGCATCAAAAGCATCCGTCAGGGACTCCTCCAGGCGCTCCACCCCGTCGAGGTCCATGCCTTCCAAGATCTCGTAGAAGTCCGACATCGAGCTCGCAAAGTCGTCCACGAGACCCGTGTCGAAGGCTTCATCGAGGGTCTTCCCTGCCTCTCCCGCCTTTTTTTGGGCAGTCGTGGCAGCACCCTCGATGTCGACGAAGCCCTCTTCAACCTTCCCCTGGAAGTCCGTGATACCAGCGTCTTCAGCACCGAAAGAAAAGCCCAACCCCATGAAGTTGCGTGCGATAAGTCACCCCCTGTAGCAAACCGATGCCTGCTCGTACTTACGAGCACACCGCGTTCCCATAGTGGAGTCCGCGTAGAGCCACCCCGCCAACTTCCGGGTCTCTGATACAACCAAATCGAAACGGAACGCCTCCGCATCTCGCACAGCGCCCTTGTACCGATACCTTGTACAAACCTCCCTCACGGAAGGCCGAATGCCGGCTCTCGATAGAACGCGGGAGAGCCCACCTGCAAAAGCAGAAGACGCCGTCAAGTATACAGCCCGTACAGACTTACCACGCACGCACCAAGACCCGTCCGAATCCCACAGCCCCCTGACGAAATGAGGCAGGCACGAAGTAGAAAGAGAAGGAAACAGCATAGAAGAAGCCTTCGACCCAGACTCCATCCCCAAAGACTTCAGAGAATACAGCATCCGCTTCGAAGACCACGCCGCCCGCCAACAGGAGACGTCTCTCATCTTCGACACCTTACCCCCAAAGCCAACGAGATCCGAAGCCGCCCGCACGACCTGCTCAGACCCCGCCAAGAGGACCTGGTAACTCACCCCCTCGATCTCCTGCAGGTGTCCGTCCCCGTACAATAGCCCCAGAACCCAGGCGGCCGAGGCTGTCAAAGCACCCTCGAAGAAGTCCTCATTCAAAGGAACCCTCCGCAAACGGCCCTGCTGACGCGCCAGCGTCACTGCCTCCGCACGAGTACGAAGAGCGCCCACGTTCTTCAAGTGCGTCCGTACCAAACGCCCAGAACGACCGAGCCGCTCCCCGATCTGATTCGAAGATAGACCCTCCTCGTACAGAGCCCTCATCTCTGCCCGTTCCTTTCCCGTAACCGGCCGGCCCCGCATCAGCACCTCCTGTGGAAACACCACACCACACGAAAGTACCAACATCGCAGAGAACGCACAACGAAAAACCATACCCCATGAAATACGGAGCTCAGATTTCCGCTTTCCGATCACCTTTCAACCCCCGGAAGGCCGCCCGAAGACTACGGCTACGTGCGCTTCTTCTTCATGCGCTCGTTGTAGTCGCGTTTCCAGAGTACCAGACGACGCCTCCGAGGGGCAGGCATTCGCATTATGTCATCGTGGGGTATTCCGAATTCGTGGATGAGGAAGAACGTCTCCGCTTCCAGCGCTGCTGCGTGTCCGAAGGGAAGAAAAAACTCGGCTCCGAAGGATCCACCTCCTTCTCGAACTCGTAACCGCACACCGGACACGTCAGGTCCACAGCCGTCTCCACGCCGCCTTCGAACTCATCAATCTGGGCACGGAGGAAGTCCCGGTCCCCCGAACACAAACGAGCCAGCCTGTTCGCATCGGCCGGCTCCCCATCGAGGGCCTCCACACGTAGGAGTAGATTCAAGGTGAGGAGCCCGATCCGCTTCTTGAGCTCGTCCCGCTTCGCCTCGTCTGCACCGCACATGGGCCTCCAAACCACGATGCTCTTCGAACGCGGGAGTGTCACCTCGTACATGCGCTTCTTCTGCTGCGGCATGGGGTAAACATCCAGGGTGGAGAGATCTACCCGGTAAATCTCGTTGGACCCACAAGTCCTGTCTGGACATTTCTGCCGGAACGGGAAAATGTCTCCGTGAGTGATGCGACGGAGTGCAAAGAACAGGAAAGTCCGATCGCCCAGAAGGAGCCTCGGCACGATGCCCCGAATCCGCCCCTTGTCGGTGATTTCGCCGATCCGCTCGATACACCCGGCCAAGAAGAGATTCATCTTGTCTGCCGCACGCACGCGACGACTCGCGAGAAGGTCTTCCTCGATGCCTGTGAACGCACGCAACAGCACCTCGTCATGAAGGACCTGCTCATCGTCCAAATAGCCGCAGAGGAGCTTGTGCACCCCGTGAGTGCCTTCTGCATCCCGCAATTGATTGTCGACTAGGGTATCAACGACATCCATCTTCTACCTCATCTCTCCCGGGCATACAGCTCTGCACGTACTCCGGGGCCTCTTCCACCTCCATGTCCTTGACGTCGAACATGGGCATCGGGCTGAACTCCACCCACTCCATAGCGACCCCGTCCTTCGTTGCGTCCAGGTCGAAATAGCCGAAGCGGTCCGCGGTACCTCCCTCGAAGGCATAGCAACGAACCTTCCCGCCTGTGGTCTCAGACGGATAGAGCCATATCTCCAAGGGCCCCTGATCCGAAAGCGCTTCGCGGAGCGTCTTCGAGCCGCCTTCCTCGGGGACCTGCACAGCTCTCTCGAAGCGGATCTCATCCGTGGCCGAGGTCACGTGCTTGCACCCAATGGTCTCGCCGGTCTTCGGCACGTAGACAATGAAGCGGTATCGCTGGAAGAACATCACAGCTCCTTCTTCGCCAAAAGAGGCACCGTGTCCGTTCGGTACAGCATCAAGAGAGACACAAGCGTCCCCGTCACCGTGCAATTCTGGAGAGCGGCCGCAGCCTTGAAGAGCGCATACGTGGATCGTCCGATCCAAACGTTGACCTTCACCCTGTCATCCGTTGACCTGTCGTCCTGGAAATTCCCCAAGTCGTCAAAGCGATCGGGATCAGTCACATAGCGCTCGACAAGTCCGCGCACGAGCCCCGTGAAAGACCGATAACCATTCCGGGAAGCAATGGCCTGGGTGACGGACTCGTGCAACCCCCTGGATAACATGAAGCACACGACACGAGTATCCTCGGACTTCGACTTTGTCGATGAGTCGAGCGCCATCTCACAGGCCCGACAGAGGAGCACCGCATTGGTAGCCACCTCCTTCCCCCCGGCTTCCGGGGGAACCACCAAGCGAACTCTGAGCCTCTCCTCGAAGCCGCAGTTCGCACACCTCGACTGGTGGCGCCTCCAAACAGCGCGCTCATAGTCCTGTTCCAGGTCTCGTCCATTGCCAAAGACTTCGAGGTCCTTGGCCATCTTCGCAAGGTCCACCTTCACCACAGGCACTTTGTCCGTCCCCATACCGCCCCTCCTACTCTACCACTGGTGTAAATACCCCGAATCTAGTGGCGAGGTCAAGAGGACGCTCAGAATTTCCTGGGAAGCGGGCTACTTGGGACCCTGCGAGCTCCACGGAAGCCTCGCCCGTCGCTTCCTCTTGCCCTTCTTCTTCTTTGGGCCAATCACGCGGAAGTCACTGGGATCGATCTCGTAGTGCGGATCTTCTGGAATCGAGGGCCCCTTGCGACGAAGCACCCCGCCGATCGGAACGGGGTAGGCCCCCACGTTCGCGGTCGTGGTTGTTTCACCGACGGGCTTTCCGTCGAGGAGCCCCTGTGTGTCCAGCAGACGCCACTTCTCCACCAGCTCTCGAATCCTGCCCATGGCGGCCTCACAGATCGCTCAGACTGATCTCGTCGATGTAGTCGACCTCGATGTCAAGCTCCATGATGCTGACCTCGCTCGAAGTCGCATCGAAATCACTCCCGGATTTGTATCGGATAGGAATACAACCAACCAACTTCCAAGCTCGCGCCGGAATCTTCGAGAGCAGGCGTTCCCCTCCAGCGATAGGCCCGAAGCTCAAAAGGGACCCCCCGAACGCCGTCGCCGTGATCTCCGCAATAAGCGGAAAGAGCTCGATACTGGCATCGTCCACATGCGAAAAGTACTGCACGAGGAGCAAATCTCGGCGTGGAGAAGGGCCGCCGATCCGAGGAAACCCAAACGCCCCGGCAACAGCCCCTAAAACTCCCAACCCATCCAAGCTGCCGCCGCCCCTCGCCAACCCCGTCGCCAAGCCGTAAGTAGACGACTGATAATTCTCGGGATCGCCCGTGACCGCGGTTTGCACCCAACGCCAGAAGTCGCTGTCCGCGAAGGTCGCCCCTCGAGACAGGGTCATCGTGCCAATTTTGGCCGACTTGACGAAGGCTTTGGTGTAGTGCCAGTTGCCCTCTTTGACCTCGTGCGTTTCGATCTCGATCTCTGGCGCTGTGATTGCGGAGAACCCGAACATGGGTGTGAAAACAGGCAGCGCCAGAGCTTCGATGGGCGCGATGTCCATCAGCCAGAATCTGTTGGTTTGGAGGTGATCGTTCAACTCCGAACGCGGCACAGTTCACCTCCTCGTGTACACGATCCGGCTCAGAGGGAGATCAGGCAGGCTCGGTCTTCTTCACGTCGAAGAACTCGTAGGCAACATCCATCTCTTCGACCGAGACCTCGCTGGACGTGGCGTCCAGGTCTGCAGCGACCTTGTCCCGGATCGGGAAGGCGTTGTAGAGGATGTACTGCACGGCCGGAGAAGCAGCCTCCAGCTTGAGCGCGCTGTACGGGGCCTCATCGCCCTCGTTCCGATTGAGGAAGCCGATACGGTGGAAGTGATCGATCGTGACCGTGGCACGGTAAGCGCCCTTGCCTTCGACCACCTTGCGCATCCAGTCGTAGAACGTAGTGTCGCGCCACGTGACCCCACGCGAGAGCGTGACGTCGGAAACGGTCGGATTGCCCGGATACTTCCGAGTGTAGACGTCCAGACCTTCCTTGTACTCCGCGGCCTCGCTGGAAAGCTCCGGCGTGGAGACAGCCGAGAAACCCGCCTGAACTTCACCCGGAGACAGAATGTCCTGCGCCGCTTCGGTGTCCACCGTGACGTGGTACCGCATGCTGTGCAGGAAATCGTTCTCGAGTTGTCTCATTGTTGCATTCCTCGCATCAGATGGGGAAACGGATCACACCAGGAGCCCCATAGGACAGGATCAGCTCTCGCGACGGATCAGTGCCAAGACCTCGCCGACCGCAGTGCTGTCGGAACGATACACGAAGAGACCCTTGGTCGCGCCAGGGGTCGCCACCGTCGTGGCCTGCTCCGTGGCAGCCACCCGCTCCGCTGCCGTGGTGCTGTCCATCGTCGCGAGCACAGAGCCCGCACCTGCAGGCTCGTCTCGAAGCTCCCAAGTACCCGCCACACCTGTGCTGATCTTCGCCCAGACATCGATCAAGCGGAACTTGTACGGAAGGGTGTTGACGGCGTAGCCCACGACGTCGTCTGCTCCACCCCCACCGACCGGACAGTCGATGCGAATGAGGGCCAGGCCGGAAAGCAAGTCCGCCGCTGCGACCTCTTGGAAGTCGTCCCCGCCGATGGCATTCGGCGGGACCATCAGACCAGAAGCGAGCTCTTCGGCTGTCGGAGTCATCGAGAAGGAGATGTTCCCCGCAGAGACCTCCCGCTGGACAGCCAGAAGGCCCGAGACCTCGGAAGGGTCTCTCCCAGTGAGGGTCAGAACCTCACCGACATCCAACGTCTTGTAGAAGTCCCCGAGGTGGATCTTCTCCGAGGCGAGGTTTGTGATAACGAAAGTGGCCATTCTCAGGACCTCCTTGAGTCAGGTTTCCAGGACACCCGCACAAGCGGGTCCTCATCATGCGTTGAGAGTCTTCTGCGTGAACCGGAAGCGAACGAACTCGGCAGGCTTGAGCGGAGCAAGGGCGACGTCGATAACGACCTCCCCGTTGTCGATGCTCTCCTGCGTATTGTTCGTGCTGTCCACGATGACCCTGAAAGCCTCCGAGGAGCTCGAGCCCGCGAACAGCCCGTTGTTGAACTGGAGCAGCAGGAAGCCGTCCAGCTGAGCCTTGATTCGACCCCAGAGCGTCGGCCCGTTGGGCTCGAACACGATCCAGTGGGTGGCGTTGTAGATGCTTCGCTCGATGAACATGAACATCCGCCGCACCGGCACGTACCTCCAGTCGCTCTGACTGGAAATCGTCCGGGTACCCCAGACCGCAGTCCCCGTCTCCGGGCCCGAGACCAGAGCGTTGATCCGGTTCGGATTGAGGATGTCCAGCTCGCCCTGCTCCGGCACCGTCTCCAGGCTGGAGAAGAAGCGGATCTGCCCATCCACCGTTCCGGCCGGCGCCTTCGCGACATTCCGAGTGGTGTCCGTTCGCGCGTAGATACCCGCGATGTGACAGACAGCCGACATGAGGAGGTCCCGGTTGTCGCTGAGCGGGTCCGCCACATTGATCCACGGCCAATACATCGCCGCGAACTTGCTCTGGCGGTTCAGCGTGAACCGATACCAGTCGACCGCCTCCTGAGCGGTGAGTCCACTCGGAGGCTGCAGAATAGCGAAACGGTCTCCACCAGACGGCTGGCTCTCCCGACCATCAACGTAGTCGAGGATGTCGCCCGTGATGGTGACGTCTCCGACGAAGTCGGGGATGCAGAGCTGCAGGAGCTCCCGCACCTTGGTGAGAGCGTAGAGACCCTCGTAGGTCGGGATGAGAGTCGGGCTGGTGAACTGATCACGACCCCATTCGTTGGGATCCGTGAACGTTCCATCCGCCCCCTGTGCCCACAGCGCCTCGGGACCGCCGGCAGGCCAGGTGTACTTCGTCTGGTCGCCGAAGTCCGCCGTGTGGGCGGTCTCGACCGGCGCCGCGTAGTACATCACCGTCACCAGGGTGTTGGCGTCGGCTGCCGTGTCCAGCGTGACATCGATCGCGCCATCGGTATAACCGATGGTGTTTGTTCCAGCGGCGTCGACATCTCCGGTCAGGTTCCCGGAACCATCATCGATGATGGTCTTCGCAGCTCCACCGGAAGTGTAGGAGATCGTGACAGTGCGGGGCTGCACTGGCACCTCGCCGAGATCCTCCTGAATGAGGGGTAGTCCGGTCGCTGTCCCGTCGCCTCCAGCGGCGAGGACACGAGACATCAGCCGCGTGTTCAGAGCGCCGGGAACTTCATCTCCACCAGGCTCCGTCACAGCGATGATATCGGACAGGTCGTTGAGCACGTCCGGGAAGTACTTCCCAGAAGTCGAATCCGAAAAATCGACCTCCTCGTACTGCTCCTGCACGGAGTAGCCGCCCAGCGACGTGTTGTAGAGCCAGACGTTGACGTTCCACGCCGAGTACAACCCGGTGTCCGCATCGTAGTTGTCGACGTTACCCTCGACCGTCACCCGGATGTCGTCGCCCCAAGTCCCAGCACTGATAGGGTTCATGTCCCAGGCATCGATGATGTAGTCCACCAAGATTGGGGACCCATCATGCGGAGCCGTGGTAGCCGTGAAGTCCCAGGCCCCCGTCTCGTAGTCGATGTTGCCAGCGGACACATCACCGGCCAGAGTCCCAGCCGTCGCCGAGTCGTCACAGCCCTTGTCCACAGACGCCGGGGTGCACGCAATGCCGATCGCCGCCGCATCAGGGACCTCCGTGACATCGAAAGTCACCGTGAAGATGCCCGTGACACAGTCCAGAGTGGCCACCGTACCTGCCACCGTACTCCCGGTCATCGTTCGACCATCCGCAGCCAGCGTCGTGAAGTCGAGCGTGGTAGGAGCCGCACCTACGAGCCAGTCGAGCTGAGTCGCGGCCGCCGAAGTGTCCGGCACGATCGCCAGGAGCTTCTCATCGATGCCGTCAAAGTCCGCCGCGATGGTTGGGAGAATGCCAGGAGGCACTCGACCTTCGAAGCTGAGCTCGGCACCATCTCCGACAAGCAGAGTGGTTCCATCCCGCTCGACGCACTGCGTCGAAGCGACAGGCGTGTCCGCCTCGCGCCACCGGATGGACATGCTGAAGGGCACGATCGGCGTGTCGCCACCGTTCACCTTCAGCTGGGTGGTCAGGGCAGTCTCCGAGAACACCGTCTGGGATCCATCGCCCGTGTCCAGCTCGAAGTCGTACTGAGCCGACTGGAGCTTGGCTTCCGACATATCAGCGTCGCCAGGCACGACACGAACAACGTAGGCTCTACGCCCTCCATTTGCGAAGTACGCCGCCATCGCCAGCGGCAAGTAACTGTTCTGCGTCAAGTCACCGAACAGGCGCGTGAACTGCTCGAAGCTCGTAACAAGCGTGGCTTCGTTCACAGGACCTTTCGTGGTGAACCCGACGACACCGAGATTCGAAGTCGACACCCCCTGGACCACTTGGACCTGGGAGGGAATCTCCTCGATGAAGACTCCAGGAGCGAGCAGCTCGGCCATTGATCATCCTCCTACGTTCGCATGGTGCGACAGGTCTGTCTCGACTCCAAAACCGTCGAGCCGGTTTGCTTAGGTCTCAACCCTTCCCCTTGCGCGTCGTTGACTTCGGCTTCGACTTGACCTTGGCCTTGGCCTTGGCCTTCGGCTTTGGTTTCGGCTTCAGAGCCGGCGGCTCCTCCGGCGCCGCCTCCTTCACCGCCTCGGGATCTGGAGAGACCGGGGCGGGCTTCGGCTCCGGTTCAGGAGCCGGTGCAGGGTCTGGTCGATAGACCAAAACCCCATTCCGCACCGCGCGCAAGAGCTCCGCCGAGCCCTCCAGACGTTTTTCCACGGGTGTCCACCGCTTCGCCGCGAAGTGTGCAGTCGTACCATCTCGTAGGGTCAAAGACCGCCCCCCTCGAGCCTTGTTGTAATACCTGCCCATCTCCTTTCCACCTCGCCTACTGGTCTACGGTACTCCGAATAGCCGTAACTGCAGTGTGCCGCACGGGGTCTTCCAAGTCCAGTTCTGCCTCGATACGAATAGACACAGAGAAAGCAATCACGCGGTCTGTCGGTTCCCCGAACTCATCCTGTGGTCCGACACTCTCGAGGAACACATTGTAGTAGCGCTTGTCCCCGACACTGTCCACCACCAGCAAGTGACTATAGCTGTGAGCGCGGAACCTCTTCAAGACGTGGTTCAAAATAGCGTTGGCCTGATTCCTCGGGCCTGACTGCAATCTCCCACCCCGATTTCTTGCCGTGATAGTGAGCGAATACGAGAGGTCCCAGGGATCCGCCTGCGTCACCTCTTCGATCTCACTCCACCCTTCCGAATAGACTTCTCCGAACACCTCGTAGCGAAGTCTCTGGGCTCCCGGCGCTGCCGTCCTGTACTGCTTGAGCCCTGGGTGCCTCCGCTGATTCGCGGGCTCCATGTTGTCTCTTCGGATCATGATATTCGGAAACTTGAACTCCTGCAGCCGATCGTCCGGGCTCGCAAAAACGATAGGAACACCAGGCTCCCCCATCGGAGGGCACACGCCTGGGATCCCTGTGAGGTAGTACTTGTCCCCGGCGATCCCGGGATCCTGGCTGAGCTCCCCGCCCAGAGTCAGAATGACGCCCTGGTCGAATTCACGGAGGCCCACGGTGCCGTTACGAGCCGCACCACGCCGCCGTTCATCCTTTGTCCCCTGGTTTTCGTTCACCCCAGGCATGAACCTATCCAGTCACAAGCTCCGGCACGCGCTCCTCGAGCCCAATGAGAGACGCCTGAGCCATCCACACAGACATCCCAGACTGATCGTCCAGTCCTGGCAGGGGCGGCAAGTAGCCCGCTTCACAGAGGGCCTCAGAGGCCTTCCCGAGTGCTTCCACGGCACACTCTCTGTCACAGTCGCGGGCATCCTGAACAGACACAACGAGACTTTCCAGGTACTCCTCGAAGCACTCCCCCACGGAAGCTCTTTCCGGGAGGGCCTCTTCCCCGGGGGTCTCTGCTCCTTCCTGTTTGGAAGCAACCCCCTTGAAAGTCTTCCCGAGATTGTATTGCTTCAGGAAAAGCCGATCCGAATTGCTTCGGTCTTCTTCCTGCTTCGACCTGATCTCGGCCGCCCTCTTGTCGGCCTGTCGCCAGTCCTCCGCAGTCATCGGCTTCTCGGGATCGAGCCCGAGAGACTTCCGAAGGCCGCCCTCCTTGATCTTCATGTTCTGGAAGGGCTTGCCCTGCCCCTTCTCCGCGAGCCCCTCCCGGATGCCTTCCAGGACTGCATTCATCTGAGCGTTCATGTGTCCCCCTCGCCCGGACTAAAACCGGAAGCCAAGCATCTTCTGGAAGCGCTCGTAGTCCCGCAACCCCGAAGCGCCGATACCCGGAGCCGAAGCCTCCCGACCCCACTCCCGATACCACGGATCCTGCATCGTGCGGCGCCAGTCCCGCCGATTCTTGGCGAAACCGAAGAAGCCCGATCCCCGCAGACGCCGTAACGCCGGTCTCCAGTGCATCTTCCCACGCACATCCCCAAGACCGAACTCCAAACGGATCGCCTCGAACGCAACATCGGGAACAGCCCTGGCGTCGGGCATCGTTTTCTTCTTCCTCTTCCCAGCATCCCTAATCCCGAGACGGGCCAACAAGAGCTTCCACTCCGAAGCGTCCTTCTGACGCTGCTTCGCGATCTTCTGAACTTCCCGCTGCGTCATCTTCCGCGACACCATAATCGCTTCAGACTTCTTCGGGAAAAATGGAATGGTATCCAGAGTCCACGGAGAAAAGCGCGCCAACACAAGCACTTCCTCGGAAGGCCTCTTCGGCGGCCTATGAGATCGAACATACAAAGCGACCTCTTTACCGTCAACTCTCCGAATTTTCTTGGCCTTTTGGCGTGTCCGTATAACCCACGCCTCCTCCCCCTCGGAGAGTCCGGTCGCTTTCGCCAACTCCAGGGACTGCTTGTAAGCCTTCCAGTTGTCCCCGGAAGGGATGTCCTGCCGTATCTCCTCCAGCACCTTCGTCGCCACATCCCGGGGAACAGCGGACAGAAGAGCCGCCGTCCGATCTGGCCACTCCCGAACCAGCTTCAAGACCTGTTGGAACGACCGCGTTGGCTTGATCCGGATCACGACGCCGCCAGCTCCTTCTCCGTCTCAGCAATCCTCTCCCACAGGGTCTGCCGCCGGGGTCCCAAGAGCTGCACCACCGTGACGAGGCGCTGTCCGTCCTTCAGAACCACCGGAACGTTTGGAGTATCCCTGTGAACGGGCTGCATCGACCGGAGATACTCCACATGCTCCTCACACACCCCCACGATGCGCTCCCGACCACTCACCAGGATACCGTACTTTGACTCACGCGCACACACGAAACACCAATCCGAGAAACGGCCCTCCGACATAGGACCCTCGTACTCATGGAACGTGTCCCCTTTGATCGGACCGCCGCAGTCATCCACTGCTGTGCATCGGGTCCCAGGCAGTCCGAACTCGCGCCCGCGCCAGAACCTCAAACACACGGCGCACACCGGCGAAACGCCCTGCGCAACGTAGACTGCCACCCGGTCAGCGTTCACGGGCACTCTCCAGTCGTCCCCTGCCCGAAGAGCTTTTGCTCCGGTGGATAGGAAGTGTAGCGTCGGCACTCGAGAGTGAACCCGACAAACGCAGGGCCATCGAAGAGGTGCCCGTCATCCGCAGCCTGGATCACGTCGAAAAAGTACCCCCCGAAATTTGGGTCACTCCGGATCACAGACGCCTGATCGAAAAAAGGCAAATCCCAGAACTCGATGATGTCCCCCTCCACGGGAGAAGGCACGCCGCGCCTCTCCATCTCGACCCGAGCGATCCAGACGTTACACCGGAACTCAACCGCCGCCCCCTCCTCTCTCGTCTCCCCCGTACTGGTCGGATACGACACGAAGGCATCGATCTCGTAAGGGCCCTTGTAAGCAAACGAGATGGGCTCCCCGTAGACCGGGTCATAGACCGTGTTTGACTGGTCCTGAGCGTAATACTTGAGCTTCGTGCCAGCGATAGCTGTGTGTTCTTGAGCCCACAGGTCAAAGAGCTCCAACTCCCGATCATCCAGGTACATCGGAGCTGTCCCCACCTCGACCCCGTGGTCCTGTCCGAGCCCATGGGAATCTCCGGGGCCACCACCAGGAGCCATGAGGAAGTCGAGATCTGGGACGTTGTGGTGCCTCTTCATGAACTCAACCCGTGATGAACGGCAGCGGGTAGTTCGCCTTCTGCAAGTCTTCCTTCAGCTCCCGAAGCTCTTCCATCCCTTCCTGCTTGAGCTCGGAACCGTTGAGCTGCCGTTCGCCCTGAGCCCCAGGGAAGCTCGGATACTTGCTCCGATTGCCTCCCACGATGACCTTGAGCTTCGCAAGCACAAAGCGCCGAATGAGCTCGAAGTCGAAGACCTCCAGCTGATTGAACGTCACCGACGTTGACTTGTAGGTGATCTCCATCTCGTAAGCGCTGCGCGGCTGAGGAAGCACCAAGAGCTTGCGCTCTACGGGATCAAACTGCCAATTGAGATCCGAAGACAGCACACGTTTCGCCGTCTCAGTGTACTGGATGGACTGCGCCAGACTCGAATACAGACCTGCACTCTCCGGTGCCGCGAAGATATCGTAGGGGATCTTCTCATCGCTCACCAAGTAGGGAGCAAAGACCAGGGTGAAGTCATACGGACTTCCTGGGAACGCAAGATCGAGCACCATGTCACAATCATCCGGGACATCGTACTCGACCACGCCCTCCGTCAAAGAGATCCGCGCCTTGCGGATCACACCCTTACCCTGGACGTACCAGAGCTTCGCGTCTTCGATGATATCGGCCAGCTGCGAAGGATGGACCTCGACCTTCAGGATCGGCGCTCCCAGCTGCCGAAGCGCCCACCTGACGATCTGCTCCTCCGTCATCAGGTTGTTCCGCGGACGAGTCGTGGTCATCACCGTCACAGTCAGCCCTCCAGCAACCGGTTGATCTCACGAAGAACAGTCTTCCGGTCCTTACGCGGCGCCTCATAGTCCCGGATCATGCGCAGCTCGCCTTCGTCAAAGTCCTCTGTCTCCAGGATGTCCAGGATCTCCCGGGCTGTCAGGTCGTCATACTCCTCGATGGGGAAGAGGGTGCTTTCCTCCTTCCACCCTTCGTCCACGACCGCGGTCCGGGTGGTCTCCCCAGGGAACGTGACCACCTCCTCAAAGAGCTCCGGGTGGACTCTCGCCACCTCCTCCGGGACCGAATCCCCGGGCCGCACCCGACCCTTGTAGAAGAATTGGACTCCATCATCCTTCTTCACGAACATGCCGCACCTCCGCGCCCTCCCTGAGAGCTCCCATACCCAGATAATCACCGAAGCCCTGCTGCTGCGATTGCGGCGGTCGTGCCGCCGCAGGCGCCTCCCCAGGGCTCATCAACTCCTGCAGCACTGTCGCCTCGGCCTGGCTCCGAGGCGTCGGGTCTGCGAAGCGGCCCACCGTGGCCGGCAGCACCTCCTGGGCCTGGGGATCCCGCATCGGATACGCACTCCGCTCCAGCACAGGACGCCCCTTCGGGCGAACCGCCTTCTGGAGGCCAGGGCGCGCCTGACGCGGAGCAGGCAGGCCGCCTGTTCCCAAATCTTGTCGGAGCGCCACGAGACCGGCCCTCAGCTCCGCCAGCTCCCCCGCGATCGTATCCAGCCTCCCGATGGTCGCGTCCACGGCTTCCACCAGGACCGCTCCGCGATCAACTTCGGGCCCCTCCTCCACCACAGGCTCTGCCTGCGGCTCTTCCAGAGATGGGGGCTTGAGCACACCCAGCCCATGCAACTGCTCAAGAACCTTCTTCGCCTTTCCTGCCATCACCGTCTCCCTTCTGTCCGGATCGGACGATCCCAACTGCCCTGACTCGACTGTAGCGCGTCGTGCGGCGTGTCGTCCAGACAAGTGACAACGGTCCAGTATAGTCGCCCGCTCGAACAAAAGAAAAGCAGGCCTACGTCACGGTCGAGCTTTACACACGCTGTGATGTATGGTAGCGTCAATTCGTTGGCTGGGCTCCTCCTCCAGTCACATCATGGTGAGACGATGATGTCATTGCTTTCCAGTTACCTACTTCATCATTCGGCCCTGCCGAAGGGGGGTGCTGCGTAAGCACAGGTTCTGACACCCTGGTTCCAGTCAGCCCCTCTCGGCAGAAGTCGGGAGGGGCTTTCTGATTTCGGGGGTTGTTCCCGCCGGCGGGCTGTAAACCCGTTGTCTTGTGAAACAGGTGGGTGGGCGACGAGAGGTTCAATTCCTTCAACCCTCAAACGCAGGCCTTGCGCGTGGGTTCGAATGCAAGCATAGTAGACAGTTCGAACCTTCGCGCAGGAGCACTGCAATGACCACACGCCGAACCAGCACCGAAGAACGCATCAAGGACGCACACCGAAGGGGCTACCGAATTCGAAAAGACGGAAAAGTCATAGGGCTCAACGGTCGCATACTGAAAGTGCGTACAACCGGAGGGACCCCCTACCCGAAGTTCAACGTCGCCAAGCCCAGTCAGGGATCCATACCCGTCCATCGCTTCGCCGGGTTTCAATGGTTCGGAGAGATCGTGTTCCGGCCCGACATCCAAGTGCGCCATCTGGACGGAAACCCGTTCAATAACTCCAGAGACAACCTAGCCTTCGGAACCGCCAGCGAGAACATGCTCGACAGACCCGAAAAGGACCGAGCAGCTATCGCAAAGTACGCTGCATCACATCGCAGACGTTTGACAGAAGCACAAGTAGCCGAGCTCCGATCAATGCGGGACAACGGCGCCACCCTAGCAGAACTGGTAAAGGCCTTCGGAATAGCCAAATCAACCGTCTCCTACATCGTAAACCGAAGGACGTACAAGTAGGAGCCGTGGGTCTTTGACAATCGAGGATCTTCCGTCAGGAAGGAGCCACTGAGTGGTCAGTAACCGGTCTCGAAAGCCGGGGTGGGCACCGCGTCCCAGGGGTTCGATTCCTCCTCCTTCCCTCGCCTCGTAGCTCAACTGGTTAGAGCGCCGGGTTGTGGTCCCGGAGGTGCGGATTCGAGTCCCGTCGAGGCGCCCAGCCATCGTAGTCCAACTGGAAGAGACGCAGGGTCGAGGGCCCTGATGTTGCGGGTTCGACTCCCACCGACGGCACTTGACTTTCGCCTCACCCCTCCCCCGGCTATCCTGAGCCCATGAGGTGGAAGATGACCCTCATCCGAAGAACAGAAGAAGAAGACGCACCGGGGCTGGATGATCCCCCTCTCCAGGTAGGCGACGGTCTACTGGCGCTCTGGTGCTCGGGCTCCGGGGCCACCAGGTACCTGCCCAGGGAATTCATCGACGGGATCGTCGCAGACCCGACCTTGTTCTCCCGCCTCGTGGACGAGCTCCAGGAAGAGCTCAAAATGGTCCACGCCTGGAAATTCCGAAAGCCGGTGTGATCCAACTGGAAGAGGTGCAGGGTCGAGGGCCCTGTTGTTGCGGGTTCGACTCCCACCACCGGCATTGCCCCCGTAGCCCAGAAGGCAGAGGCCCCGGTCCCGATAGTCTAATAGGCAAAGACAGCGCCTTTAAACAGCGCCGAATTCGGGTTCGAATCCCGATCGGGACATTGCCCCTCCGCCGCGCCGTCTGTACAGTCTTCGTAGCGACCACAGGCACAGGAGCGCATCATGCCCATCCACTTTGAACGCTTCCGATTCCTCAACGGCACCGGAAAACACGTGGAAAACGTGTCCTACCAGGGGCACATCTTCGTCAAGGTCGACGACCACCCCGAGATCGAGGTTCCTCCCGGAGAATCCCGGCCCATCCCTGACGGCGAAGTGATCGAGGTCTCGGCCCCTCGGGAGCTGTGAAGTCGCCATGCTACAGCACCTGATCGACAAAGGCCGGAAGCTACTCGAAGCCCGCCCGATACCGCTTCCGAAGAAAGCCATCAACAAAACCATGAAGCGGCTCGTCGACCACCTGGAAGCGGCCTTCACAGAGCACGAGAAGGACTCCCCAGGAGAGCCACTCGGGAGCGGCATCTGGGCAGTAGCAGATCTCGACGTCACCGATGTGCTCGGAACAAAAAAAGCAATCCAGGTGATGATCCACTCCACGAACTCTTCAGGCAACTCCCTAGGCGTCAACGCCCACTACAACGTCCGCACGAACGACATCGACATCTACATCCGTGGGCAGATCCCCGGGCAACTGGCTCTCCAGCTCCTCCGAGGAAAAGGCCGACGCAGTATCGAAGGCTCCATCCGGGACCTGCTCGAGCACGAACTCACCCACGCCCTCGACAACCTGCGCTGGGACCCTTCCACGTACAAGGGCTTCTTCTCCGACGACTACGAAGCCTCCGACGAAGGCAACGCCGCCCAGCTCCGCGACTTCAAGCGCTACGTCAACCAGCGCATCGAAGTGAACGCCCACATGCAACAGGTGGTGTCCCAGGTCCTCGTGGCCGCCGAGAAGTTCGCCCGGATTCTGACGAAGAAGTCCCCCCAGCAGCGGGTCCGCTTCCTACTGAAGCAGTCCGACACCTGGAAGGCCATCGGGAAGTATCTCAACTCCCGCAACAAACGGCGCATCCTGAAAGCGGTCTACGCAGCGCTGTCCTAGATCACGCCCATGTCCTGGAGCACAGTCACGACGCCCTTCTTGATGGTCTTCCGGCTCTTGGTCGTGAGCTGCCCCTGGATCTCGTTCCAGGTGTGCGACTGTCGCAGGAGAAACGTCACGGCCCGGCTCGGTGTCCAGGCCACGAGCTTCGACCGGTGCGCCGGTACCAGGTCCCGCACCTGGCTCGCGATCTCCTGCATGAAGGCCTTCACCTCTTCGGGCTGGTTCAGATAGCGCTTCCGAGCTGCCTTGGCGTCCTGCTTCCGCTGCTCCTTCGACGGAGGCGGCAACACACCGGCCTGCGACAACCGATCCTTGAAGCGCTGTACCGAGTGCCCGACGCCGAGCTCTTTCCGCTTCCGGGCAACCAGTCGGTGAGACACCTCGAAGCCGGTCATCTTCAGGAGCTTCGACACCGCGCGATCCGAGAACGGGTGCAACGGATCCTCCCGCTGTAGGATCGCCGCAATGGTCTGCTGAAGCCGCTTTTTCCGAAGAACGTCCTTCGCGTGGGTGATCTCGTGCATCAGAGCGTACTTCATCGCGCCCTGAACGCTCGACATCTGAGTACCCTTCAGGAGCGGCACGATCTCACCCGCGCCAAGGTTGCCGTTCATTTGCACCTGTATGATCCGGTCCCGGGGCATGTAGACCGCACCAAGGAAAAGGCCCCTCACACCCCTCTGCTGGACGCTCACGATCGACACGGGTATTTCCCGCTTCTTCCCCCTCACGTCCGAAACAGAGATGGTCTCGGTCCCCCAGACCTTATTCCCTAGGGGTGCAAGGGGAGACGTCCGTGCGAGGGAACGCAAAGAGGGCTCGAACTGCTTCATAAGCCGCTTCACCAGAGCCTCGACCACTTGGGGAGGCAACGCGATCGGACGCGCTTCGTCCAGGAGCTCCCGTCCCCGCTCAATGGTCTCCGAGATGCTCATGACTTCTCCAGATCCGCCAGCGCCTTGTGAGCCTTGTCGGTCAACTCGTACTGCTCGTCCCAGGTTGGTGAACTCTTCCACCGACCTGTTGCATCAGCCCCCGCCGACGTCGACAGCCCCTGCCGGCGCTTCCCGACAGCCTTCACGAAACCCCTCTTCTCGAGCTTGCGGACCATGTTCAGCTCGCGCCTCGTGGTCGCAGCATCCACCCGGAACTTCCCCCCGATGGTGAACTGCAACCTGGCAACCATGGCCTTGGTCAGCTTCAGCTTCTTCGCCCGACTGAGAGCCTTCGGCTTCGCCTCACCCAAGAGCCCCCGACCCTTTTCGATTACTTCAGACAACTGGCTCATGACACCCTCCAAAAAACGACGTCCCCGAGCATACCAGCCCGGGGTCTCACAAGGGAAGACCCGACAACCAGTCCAGCCAGGACACCCCCTCAACAAGCTGCGCAAGACCCATCAGCAGCAGCAGGAGAAAAATCCCCCACGAGATCCCGCTACTCCGGATCCCCTTCAGCTTCGTTATGTGTCCGTCCTTGCTCCTGGGCATCTCGTATCCTCCCTCGTTCGAGCAGGTAGTCCCAGTCCACCGTTCCGTCCGCCTTGAGCGGTGTGCTGCAATCGAACAGATAGTACGCCTTCACGGGGTTCCCCGGTCCGGGCGCCGCCTTGAACCGAACGCCTGACAGCCTTCCAGATCTGTAATTGAAGGCGCCGCTCAGGAGGTCTGACTCGAGGTCTACCTCTCCCACCGTCGAAAAACGCCCCTCCTGGACCACGCTACCGTCCGCAGAGCTCCGCTCCTGCACCAGGAGGCCTGGATACCCCTCGAAGGCCGACATCACCGGAACCCAGGCCACGGTCTCTTCCAGGGTGGCACCCTCGGGCCCGAACTTCTTCCCGTCCCCGACCCCGAGGATCTCTCCATCGATGTACTGGTCCGCGTAGGACCGGATGTGGAACGACGACATCACAAAGACCCTCCTATCAGTACCTCCGGGGCCATTCCTTCAGCTTCTGATCGGCGAAACGCTCGAAGAGCCGTTCCGCCTCACCGATCTGCTTCCTGGCAGCCAGCTTGTCCTTTGGGCTCCCATGATGCGCCTGCCGAAGCACCTCGATCAGCTTCATGGCTTCCTCGAGCTGTCTCTCCACGTCATCCACCGCCCTTCCCAACAGGTCGACCATGCCCGGGTGCTCGCGCACGCGAAGAGCTCTCCCTGTGGTATCGTCGTAGTAGCCCAGCGCGACCAGCGTCCGGCAAAGGTGCTGCAGAGTCTCCGACTTGTCCAGATCCGCCTCCTTGAGCGCATACACAATGTCGCCCTTTCCTCGGATGTAGACAGGCATCCTCACCCCTTCTCAGCCAGAACCGTCCGGTCCTCCTGCACAGTGATCTTCACAGACCGCCCGCACATATAGCAGTCCCCGGAGCTCGTCCCCGGCCTGATCTTCCCGAACCACTCCATGCACGCGACGTTATTCACATGGAAGCAGTGCGGGCATGAAACGGGGAGCACTACGACCTTCGGACCGATCTTGTCCCACTCACTCGACACTGGCCTTCGGCTCCCTGCAGCCCTCCTTGCTGGACATCCACACGTCCCCGACACACTCGAACGCCGTCGTCTCCCCGTCCTTCAGCTTGAAGGTGCAGGACACGTAGCCATCCCTGTCCGAGTCCTGGTTGACACAGACGATCCTCTCGACCTCCAGGCCCAGCTGCTGGGCGAAGGTGTGCGCCTGCTTCTCCGCCTGCGCTTTGTGGTCCCTGCACCCCGCAAAGGCCAGAGAAAAGCACACGAGAACGGCCAACAACACTGCATACTTCATCCGTCGTCTCCTCGGATAGAACCGCGCGACCGTGGACGCACGCCTTGGAAGCGGACAATCGCTTCACCGTTGTCCGCACGAATAAACACCACACCGTCCAGCGGGAGAAACCTACCGTTCTCGAAGCCCATCATGAGATGTGCGATGGGAATAAGTACGCGCTCATTACTCTCGAGAAACTCCATACCGACTCCCTTGGAGTACCCGAGGAAAGCCTTCTTACAGGCCCCCTCGCCAAGAGCCGCTTGGTCCCTGGGATCAACCGCGAACACGAAGCCATCCCCCTTGCAAGACACCCTGACCCGGATCCCCTTCTCCATCCGTTCGTCTCCTCGGATAGAACTACACGCCCGAAGGCGCCTGTACTACGAGTAGGCTAATAGGTCGCCGCAGGATTGTCAAGCGGAAAAGCGGCCCTTCAACGAACAAGCCCCCGTCTCCTCTTCCTCACCACGCTAGGCGGAATATCGCAAGGACCAAAAACGGAAAAAGGCGCCCCGGAGAGGGGCGCCTTACGGCTCATATCGGCCGGAACGAAAACCGGGCCTCGCCCGGTAGTCCGCGCGCTTACAGGTTCTGCACGCGAAGAGCTCTCCCTGTGGTATCGTCATAGTAGCCCAGCGCGACC